TCGTCCTCTTCGTCCTCTTCGTCCTCTTCGTCCTCTTCGTCCATCATGCCGTCAACGTAGGCAGCTTTTGGCAAAGGAGATCGGTTTCCGGCCATTGACTCGACCATCTCCTCCTCGGGGTCGTCCATCTGCGGCACCTCTAAATCGAGATCCTCTTCGTCCTCGTCCTCGTCCTCTTCTTGCTCGATCCCCAGTTCCTCGTCGTCCACGAAGTCGCCGTAGGCCCTCGCTGGGGGCGCGCCGTACATGGCGACCTTCTCCGACATTTCCTCGTCTTCCTCGTTTTCCTCGTCTGCCTTGGCGAACGGGTTCTTCTTGCCACCCTTCTTCTTTTTCTTCTTTTTGAACATGCCAAGGACATCATCAGGCATGGATTCGCCCTTGTACCCCATGGGCGCGCAGTCGCCCTTGCATTCGGAGCAGGCATCCATAACGTTCTCGCCCGTCGCCTTGCACATGAAACCATCTGAGCCGGGTTCGTCGCCGTACATCTTCACCTCGACCGCCGTGGCTCCGCAGGCCGCGCAAACCGCGTCCCCCGCCTTGTAACCGCAGGCGGCGATGTCCGCGCCCTTCGCGCACTGAAGAACCTGACCGTTGTCGCCGATCTTTACGGTTGGTGCTCCGGCTTCAGGTTCCATGTTTTCGCTCCTTGTGTTGCATTGTCGATGCGAGGCAACCCTTGTGGTTGACGCAACTTCCGCACGGAAACTGGCGTTTCTCGCCAGTTGCAATGCAGTGATATTTCAATTTGACCGCGTTATTTTGTGTAGGTTTATCATAACCTATATTACGGTTACCGCGGGTGTACCCGTTGCTTGGCCTGCCGTTCATCGGAGTTTTCGTTTACTGATTGCCGCTGTTGGCGTTTCTCGCCTGAGCATCATGCCAGACCCGGGTAATCGCTTCTTGCAGCTCCTCAACGAGGGTCGGTCCGATTAATTTTGCTTCGTGGAGCACTATCCCGTCGGGCACCGCGCTGGCCTTCATTTCGTAAGATGAAAGAACCTCGTCTACCGCCGACTTGGCATAAAAAAGGTCCTCGGGCGGCACGGGCATGAAAAAATCGTCGTCGGGCTCGTCTTCCTCCAGCATGGAAAGCTCGCCAAGGCTGATTATGTATTCTGAGGTCATTGATTTAGCCTCGTACGATCCCTGGTATCTCATGATTCCTCCAATTGTAGAAGACGAGTCGCGCGAAATCCGCGACAGATAGATCACTCCGTCAACACCGAGCTGATCGTCTCGGTGATGATCGACAGACGTCGGGTTTCCGGATTCCGACCCGCCGACTTGGTCGACACCGTCGTTCCGAAAAGCTCGGAGACGAGCCGGGACATTTGGCCCCTAGCCAGCAACCCCTCGGCCTTAGTCATTTCGTACGTCGGCCTCAAGCCCTCGCCCCTCGCCTTCCGCAGCATTCGCTTGGCTTCCAGGGAAGTCAGAATCCCCGCGTCAACGGCGTTGACGAGATATGCCAGCCCCAGACGGGAGCCACCGTCGGCGACCATCTGCGAGAGGCCGGCGGAGATCAACTCCCTCCTCAGCGCCTCGCCGTCGGGTTTCCCCGCCCGCGCGGCCATCGCGAGAACCTGGGCGCCGATACGGACGGCCTTCTGGCCGAACTTGGCCATTGACTCGCCCCTGCGACGCGAAATCCGCTCGACATCGCGCTGCACGGACTTGATGATCTCGTCTATCCTCCTGCGCGCCGAGTAGCCCGGCGTTCGGGAGTTCGATGACAGATTCTCGGCCGCCAGGTTGCCGATCGTCTCGAGCAGGGCGAAGTCGCTGGATCCGTTGACGTACCCGGGGGTTGAGTCGGAGGCGGGCGCGTCGCTCACGAACTTGCTCGGCATTATGTAGGCGGGCAGGTTCCCCAGACCGAAACGGGTCGTGGATTCCCTGTCTAGACCCGCCCTCTGTGAGTGCCACGACTCCAAGGTCTGCATGTCGGGATCCCCGTCGTCCAGTCTCTCCCTGAGCTGGTTGTAGAAATAGTTCCTCCTCTTCTGGAGCTTCTCTAGGTTGGATGCGAGCCGCTGCATCTCCTCGCGGTTTGAGCGATCGCCCGCTATCTGCTCAATCCTGCCCATGACGGTGTTGAGCGCGGCGTCGCTCGATGCGTAGCCGCCCATCAGTCGGGATACGGGGACATCGTCTGGCGACGGGTAAGGAAGCGAGGCTCGCCCCGAATCGTATTCCGACATCGCCGAGCGTACGTTTTCCTCGCTGACGCCCTGGTCCTTGAGCGACCTCGATGCGAATCGGAGCTTGGACGGCATTCCCGTTGCGGACATCCCCACGTTCGGGTCCCCGTTGTCGTCGAAGAGCGTCGGTTGGATCTTGGGTTGGGCGAGTTTCTCGGTTTTCGGGTCGCGGACGATCGACTCCGGTGCGTTCTTGGGCGGCGGCGGGGTGAAGGGCGCGGCAAACGGGTCGAACGTTCTGTCGCCCTTGTCCATGCGGGCCGCCCCGCGCAGGGCCTCCCTCCTGTCCTTGAAAACCCTGCTTGCGATCGAGTTCCTGTTGTCGGTGTCTATGATCACGAATCCGCCGTCTACGGGCTTGATGTCGTAACGCTGCCTGACGAACGGCCTGCGACCCGCCATGCCGGCCGATGGGTCGGCGCCCTGTCCCCTCGGGGCGACGCCGAGGAAGCTCGCTACTCCGTCAAGGGCGGACGAGACGTCCTCCCCGTAGAAATTTTTCCTCGGGTAGTCCATGATTTCGGCGAAGTCGTTTTCGAAACCTCCGGTGCGTCTGTCGTCGGAACCCTGCCTGATCGAAGCCTCCGCCAGCCACAGCGGGAAAGAATCCCCGAGTTCTTTCTTCTTGAGCCGGGCGAGCCTCGCGAAGGCGCGCCTTCGGCGAACCGCGTTCATCTGCTCGGTCCTCCCGGCGGCGTCCATCGCCGCGAGTCTCCTGATGAAGGCAGTGTCGCGGCCCCGCGCGACGAGGTCGTTGACCCGTGCCGGCGGTAAGCCCGTGAAGGCAGAAATTTTCGAGACGACTCCGATCAAGCCGTTGTCAACGACGTCAAGCCGGGAGAAGTCCGTGGAGTCCGTGTTTTCGCCCCTGAGGACGAGGTCCTCGATCATGGCGTCGTGGTTGAGCATCGTCGCGAAGTGGTAGATGTCCGTGAGGTCGTCGTCGGTCGGGTTGTCCCATGTCCTGTCGGGCAGGGTCCTGAATCTATTTCCGAATTCGGTGGCAACGTTTTCGTAGTCTCTCGCTCCGTGGACGGCGAAGAGCCTCGCATCGAACCATTTTGAGCCGCTCAGAATCGGCAGACCGTCGGCCTCGCCGAACGGAGACGGACCGGCCGACATGCCAGCGCTCGGGCCGTCGGCGAGCGACGACAGGTATCTCCTCCTCAGCTCGTCGCCTATGTCGGTCAACCCGTCCCGTATCGCGTCGTACTTCACCCTGAATTCGGGATCGGAGAACATCGCCCGGTGGTCGAAGGAGAAGAGGTCGGACACGGACTCGTTGAACTCGTTCAGTAGTTCGTCCTGGTCGATTTGTGCGTAGTTGCGCCCGCCCCTGCGCAGTACGCGACTCTCGTCCAGCGGGTTTGCGCCGAGCTTTCTCAGAGCCGAGTCGACGGCCCGCGCCGCGGACGCCAGGTCGGACACGGGGTCAATTATCATCCCGAGCGACGACGGGCTGGCGATGCCCTCCGATATCGACTCTGAAGCGTCCCTGAATTTTCTGAACGTGAGCGCGCTTGAGTAGGTCGGGTAATCGTGGGACGCGAGCCTGCCGAGCAGTTCGGCTCTGGGAACGAGAGAGAATCGCGAGACGCGGTCGATGGCCTCGGCCCTGAGGCCGTTGGCCGTCGCGTAGTCGAGCGCCACGGACAACGATGCGTTCCTCGCCATCTCGGCCCGTCTTGGCCCGAAGTCCGCCGGCAGTTCGTAGCTGCCGTCCATCACGCCCGGTGGCGGCTTGAACTTGCCCGTGAGCTTGTAGCCGTTCCTCGTCATCGCTACGGAGAAGCCGTTCTGGTCCGTCGTCTGGTTTGACCTGACCTTGATCATTCTGTTCGCGGCTGCCATTGAGTCAAGCACCCTCGAGGCGGCTGCGTCGGACTCGGGGCCCGCGTGAAAAAGATTCTCGAACCTGGTTCGGTCGGAGGCGAGCCTTTTCGAGATGTCGGAATCGGACATGTCCGCCATGGCGACGTCGTCCTGCGTCGTGACCCAGTAAGAGGTCGAGTTCGTCGCTCCGTCCCCGTTGGTCAGCCCGGACATGCCCGCCATGGGCCCGTCCGATGATCGGCCCATGCTGAACGCTTGCCTCCTGATTGAGTCCGCGTATTGTTGCGGAGTCTTCGGTTTGCCCCCTGAACCGTCCGAGAAAACGGCGCCGAATATGTTGACGGGGAGCTCGGTGAGGTCGCTGGGTTTCGGGCCGGCCTTTGCTCCCGAGTTGATTTGCGCAAGCTCGAATTTCTTCAACTTGCCGTCCGAGAGGTCTATGCCGTGGACCTCGTACGCCTCGGGCCCAGCCCCCCTGATTTGCTCGTCGGTCAGGTCGGGTTTGCGCAGGACCTCGATGGATGCGATCCTGTAGGAAGCGACTGACCCGTCGGGTTTCTCGCCGTAGTTGAACTCGGCCGCGTATCCCTCGACGCGCGCCTGCGAGAGTGCCCTTAGGAACACCACGGCTTCCTCGCGGCCGTCCGACGGCGAGATCGACTTGATTTCGAAATGTATGCCCGTGTTCGTCTCGTACACGGCAACGCCGTCCGCCGTCTGGTACAGAAGTCTCCTGTCCGGGTCGCCTCCCGAGAAGGAACCGCCGCGCGGGGGCGTGCCTCCCCCTCCTCCGGGGGGTCGTCCGCCGCCCGAACCAGCGCCTCCGGAGCGGGGTGGCGTGTCGCCGCGACCGGATCCGGGCCTGGCGTCGAAGTCGAACAGGGTCTCGCGCCGAGGGTTTTTCACGCCGCTGGCCCTCGCCCAACTTTCGACGTCGGCCGAGTATTGTTCGTCGATCTGTCGCGCCACAGTCGCCACCGTTCCGGTGTCGAACATCTGCCTCGCTGCGCCCCAGCGCTCTCCGAGGTCGAGCATCTCCATGAACATTCTTGCCAGGGTTCTGGTGTCTTCCTTGGCGTCGTGCGCGTCCTTTTGCGTAATCCCGAAGTAATAGGCCAAAGCCTCGAGCTTGTTCGACGCGTACGCCCTCGGGTACAGCTGACCTTTTTCGTTTGCGGCTACCTTGTAATGGAGCGGACCCGTCGCCCTGCGGTACAACTTCTGGAGCGGGCCAGGCTTCTTATTTCCCCTCCACGCTTTCTCGCCCGGTTTTCGCGGCTTGATCCGGACCTGCGATGACATCCAATCCGTGAATGGATATAGGTCCCGGTCGCGGTTACCGGTTCTTCGGCTCAAGGACATGATTTCCTTGAATCTCGCTGCGTCAATTTCGAAAAGCCAGTTAGCGACGGCAAGACTGTCAATCCATCCCCGGTAGGGGTGGTCCCCCATCAGATCCTTCCAAACTTTCACATCGAAGTTCACTAAGTTGTGCGCGACGAGCACGGCGTCCTGCCCGAGGAATTCGACGATCTTTTGCCGTGCTTCTTCCGGCGACAGGAACGATTCCGGACTATCTTTCAGGGCCTCAAGGACGGGCGTGCCGTTGATCTTCACGTTGTCGATGCTCCACTGCGTGACTGGGGTGTCCCCGGGGTTGATCGCCAGGGTGAGCCCTCTGGGCTTGTCGAGGTCGCCGTTCTCGATGATCAGGAAAGACGCCTGGAGCGGTGCGCCCGTGCTGCCGAGCTCCCCATCGACCATGCCGGTCGTCTCAAAATCAAAGAACACCACTTTCTTCCCGTTCATCCAGTTCTTCAAGCCAGCGAAATCCTTGACCTTCTCGAGCTCCGAGCGAACGCCATCAGGCATCTCGGAGCCGTCGGGACCGATCGGATTACCGAACCACCTGTAATTTTTCTTGTATGGAGTTCTGTACAGGGGCTTGCCGGTCTCGGGATTTATCTTTGTGACCTCCTCGCCGTTTTTCATCTCCGTGACCACGTTGTTTTGCGCCGACCACGCTCTCAGCCATTTTCCCAAATTGGCTACTATCTTTTCCCAGTAACGTCTCTCGTCCGTCTGGCGCGCATCAATTGCCTTGGGGTCGTTCATCGCCAGCCCCTTCGCCACCTCGTAGGCGGTCGGCCTCGTTTTGTCAAAGAGGGAGTCGGGGTCCCTTGGCAGCAAAGTCCTTTCGTCAAAAACCTCCTCGGGAACTGTCATGTGTCTCAGGACTTCGTCGTCGTCCGTGTCGCTCGGCGCGACCGAGGTCGGCGCATCCGGTCGTTGCTGGGTGCTGGGCTTTGTCCGTGTTGCGGTGCGAGGAGCGTCAGTCGCTGGTTCCGTCTCAAAGTAGCCCACTCCGAGTTCGTCATCTACGACGAAGTCGCCGTCCGGCGCGGGCCGCGTCACCCCGTGGGCGATCGCGGGCTTGATTCTCGCCGCGTTGAATGTTTTGGTCGTCTTTTTCCCGCCGACGTACTCGTCGCCGACGACGTAGACGTTCCAGGTGCCGACCTGCACGTCCTCGTTTCTCGACGGATCGCCCCTTCTCTGCTCGTCGTCGGCAAGGGCCGCGAGGTCAACCGATGAGATGGGAACCAGCCTCGTGATCCCTCGCTCGTCGGTCACGAGGATCCTTGTCTCCTTGGATTCGGGATCGAACTCCCCGTAAACGACCATCGGGTTGAATAGCGTCCTGTCCTTGTCTCTCTTGACGCCGGGTTCCCCCTTCACCGTGCTCGGGTAGGAGAACACGAGGCCGTTTCTCTCGCCCGTGTCTGCTTCCCTGCGGCGGACCATGGCGACTATCTTTGCCACGACCCCGGCAGGACTCTCGTCAAAATCGCCCCCCAACCTCGCGCTTGATGTGCTCGGCAGGTCAACTATCGCCAAGTCCTCGTACTCGCTTTCCCCGTCCTCGCCGCGAGCGGGCACCGAACGCACGTACCTGTCCAGCGACGACGACATTCCCGCCTCCGCACCGTCCGCCGACACCCGCGCACCCCGTTGGGCTCGTCTCTGTCTTTCGAGCAGGTCTCCCTCCGCCCGCCTCGCAGAGAATTGGTCGTGGAGCAGGTCGGAAATCTCAAAGGCCATGGGTGAGCCGGATTCGTCCGACCCGAGCAGGTGGGGGGCGTTCTCGCCTCCCGGCACGAAGGCCCGCGAGACCTCGTCGATCTCGCCGTTCGCGATCCTCGGCGAGTACACGACCCTGTTTACGACCGCCGGTCCGGTCTTCGTGCCCGGTTTGTAGCCGACCAGGGCGTCCACGGACAGGCCCGTTTTTTTGCGCCTCGCCGTCTCGACCAGTTCCTGCAGGGCGGCGAAGTCGTCACGGCGTCGCAAGGTCAGGACGGGGTCGCCCGAGGACGACGTGGCGTCACGGGGGATCACGTACCCGTACGGGTCGTACCTAAGTTCGTCGCCTGGCAGATTGGTCTTGGCGCCGGACGCCCGGCGCAGAGCGAATATGACCTTCCTCGGCGAGTCGCCCGTGAAGCCGAGTTTGTCGTCGAGCTGTTTCGTTCTCGAGGCCTGGAAACGGATTTCCTCGCCGAGCGCGTCGAACTCAACCCCCGAGTTTTCCCAGTTCAGCACCGTCCCGTTGGAGCCCGAGTCGGAGTTGCTCGGGTGGTTCCAAGTCCTCAGCTGCCTGTTGCGGAGGACGCGTGCGTACCTGAGCTCTGATGCTGGGTGGTATGCGAAGGAGTCGGCGTCGGCGAGGCTCCTGCCGATCCTCACGGGGATGTAGTCGACGACCGAACCCGTCCCGTCGTCGTACCTGTACGTGGTCGCGCCGGGTTTGACGAACGGGATTAGCTGTCCGTACCCCACTTCTTTGTGGCCCGAGGTGACACCGTAAACCCTCGTGCCGATCGGGTCGGAATCGTGGGGCAATTCGTTCCCGTAGAGGCGGATCGCCGACGCGTTTTCCGCCCGTTTGAGCAGCTCGCCCAACTGGTCGCCGGCTTCGGTTAGTTCCTCCCCCGCGAGGATCTTTCGAACGGCAACGGACATTGCGTCCTGATCCTTTTTCGGGAACACGGACTCGGGGACTGCGTAGTTCCCGTCACCGTCGGGGAGATACTTCCTGGCTCTGGCGACGAGGTCGGACGCGCGCGGGCTCATGGACGTCGCCGTCAGGGCCGCCGTCTCGTCGGCGAGGCTCGTCGCCCCGGGGCGATTCTCCGACTCTCCCCCGAGGACCCTGTTGATGATTCTGTCCGCCGATTTTCGCGGCAGAAGTTTCGCTCGCACTGCTGCGTTGAGGAAGTCCACGAGGGCCTTCTGCCCGTACGCATTGAAAATCTTGTAGGCGCCGGCATCCAGAATCATCCAGTGCAGTTCGAGCGTCCCTTTCGAGCCTCCCTTGCCACCCGCCATATCAAGGGCATCCACCCCGCGGATCTTGAGGTCCAACGCCAGTCCGAGTATCTTGATGGTCGTCTTAATTACTTCTCGTTTTCCCTGCTTGTCGAGGATTCTGTCGACTCTTGCCTCGACTGACTTGACTCTGTCGCGGAATTCGGAACGGAAAGAGAGAAGGGTTGGGTTCGTTTCGGGCAGACCGAGTTCGGTCGCCACGACTCCCTCGAAGTATCGAGCGAAACGGACGAACTCCCCGTTCGTCGGCGGGCTGGGATATTGGTCGTCCCTTTCGTAATCGCTGAAAGCGATCCTCTCGTACTCATCCATTGCGTTGACGATTTCGCGCACCATCCGGTCAGCGGAGGCCATCCCTGCGGAAGCATCGTCGACCGCCGAGCCCGCGCGCCGCGCGGCGAATCCTTCGGGTGCGAGACTGGGGTCGGTCAGCACCGTCTCGATGTCCACCTCGCCGTCCCTCTTGTGCATCTTTATGGCCCTCGCCATGATCGCCGGTCCGATCTGGGTCACGAGGAACTTCGGGTCGTTGGGAGAGGTCTTGTAGTCGACCCTGACGGGGGTGGATACTCCGATCAGCGGCTTCAGCGGGGAAATGATCTGCGACTCGGATGTCGGTCCCAGCAACCCGCCCCTCACGATTTCGGAGTCCTCCCTGCCCACGGCCAGGAACGCCCCGCCGCGGAGGGACCCGCCGAGGTTCCACCTGTCGAACATCTCGGGGTCAATCGGATCCCATCCCCTGGTCAATCCGTCCGTGAACCCCGTGGCAAATTCCACGACGTCGTCGGGGAGATCCGCCTCGGCGTACCTCCCGTAGAAATTGAGGGACGAGGTGGCCCTGATCGCGTCCGCCTCGACCGACAGCATCTGGTCCATGTTCGGGCCGCCAAATCTGACGAGGGAATCTCTTATCTTGCCGTAGCGTTGCATGTCTCTTTTGAGGTCGTCGACGAAGCCAACGATTTCCCTCACGATCGCGTCCACCCGCGCCTTGTCGTAGTTCGCGAGGTTCAGCCCCCCCGACTCGTTGAACGCCGAGGCGAGCACAGACGATCGCCCCCTCAGCGCACTCAGTATCAACGGGTGCGCGGTCACGACCATGTCGCCCCTAGCGATTCTCGCTGCGAGACCCTCCGCGTGCCCCACCATCTCCCTATTGCTCTCGGCGACCTGCAGGAATCTGTCCAGATATATCCTGTTCAGCCCCCGCGTGTCGCCCTGCCCGGCGACATCGCCGGCGCCGCCAGGGGCGCCGGCGGATCTGCGGGGATCAAGCACCCCGCCCGCGAGCCTGTCCGGTCCCTTGTGCACGACGTAAACGAACCCGTCGGCGCCCTTCGCCACCGCCGACGCATCGAACTCAACGCCCGACATTGACGAGAGGAAGACGGTCTCGTCGCTGAGCATCTGAGCCGCGTCGTCGTCGAGCGTCTCGAGATCGACGACGTTCTGCGCCCTTCTGACCTCCCTGGAGTCCCTCATGTGGCGGAGCCTCGCCAGCTCCTTGCCGGCGAGGTCCAACTTCCTGTTGACCTGCGCAATCCTGTCCCTTGACGCCGAGGACACGTGCGACTCAACCTGCTCGTTCGTTGCGCCGGGGTTGCGCGAGAGGAACCACTCCGCCTCCCGGAGTTCAAACTGCTCCCTCGTCGCGTTGGCGGGGATGATCGGCCGTCCGTCCTCGTCCGCATCGAGGCCGTAAGTCATCATCGTTGCGTACTCGGGCACTCGCCCCGTCACTCCGAGATCGCCGCCGATCCAGTCCCCCGTGGTGATCAGGTGATCGAGCGCCGTGACGAGGTTCGCGTACCTCGTCTGCGCCCCGTCGACGTCCTGGTCCATCTTCATTCGGGCCGCGGAGTCGTTGCTCCTAACGGCGGCGATCCTCTCGGCGATGCTGAGCGCGCCATCCGACGGTTTCATGCTGTCGTCGATGGTCGTCTCCCCGAAGAACGGGACGTCCTGCCCGTAGGCGTCCGAAACCCTTGCCACTCGTCCGCCCGAGCGACTGATGACTGCGGGCAACTCGAGACCAGCGCCTCTCTCGTCGAACAGCAATTGCCTGCCGATCAGGGTGCTGATGGTGGGCTCGTCGTCGCCCCTGATCGGCACCAGCAGGACCGACTCTTCGCCGCGGGCCCTGTCCCTCGCCACGGTCCTGGAGATTGCGTAATCCCGCCTTCCGTCGCCGAAATCGGCGCTCACGACGGTCTTCCTGCCCGCGCCCATCCCCGCCGAGGGGCCGTCCCCGATCCTGTTGTAGGTCGTGTTCCCGAGTTCGTCTCTCACTTCGCTGAAGAGACCGTGCTCGTCGTAGAAAATCCTTCCGTCGACGATCTTGTTGCGCAGCTCGGCGGAGTTCAGGTCCACGCCTATCTTTCGCAGGGCCTCAGCCCTCTCGGCAATTACGCCCTTCTCGTCTAGGCCCGACCCCATCTTGTCGGCGATGTCGAGGTTTGATGCGCCGTCGACCCACATCCTGAGCATCGCTTGCTCGGCCGACGTCAGCTTGTCGCCGTTCTCCTCTATGCGTCTGCTCAGCTTCAACCTTGACGGGAGGGAAGCCGCGAGGAGCCTCATTGAGTGGGCGTTGGCCCTGATGCGAACCACCTGCTCGTCCATCCCCAGGCTTCGGGCGACCGAAGCCACGTCGCCCCCCGAGAGGTGCAGGGCCTCGAACACCTGAACGTTTATGGAACTGTCTAGGTCCCGGGGATCGTGATCGCCGTTGACCATCTTTATTGCTGTAGAAACCAGATCCCGAGGGGTGCCCACCGAGAGTCTCGTCGCCTCGGCGAGGGACGAGAACGGCCCGCGAATGGACGCGTTGAGCTCATTGATTTCCGGCCCGAGATTCGACATGCGCCGGCTACCCGAACCTCTCGCCATCATGTCGTCGATCTTCTTGCCGACGACGCCGCGGAGTCGCATCAGGGCTGCCAGGCGAACCTGCTCGCCTGAGCTCAATCCGCCGGGACCAGATTCCCGCAGGGAATCTAGGATCTGTATGAAACTGGGGTTGAGTCTATTTTTTTTTCTTTGGCTTCCGGGCCTTTCGACCCGTCGTGCTTTTGGGGGGTCGGCTTCTACCGCCCTGCCTCCATTGCGCTTGCCCATGCCGGCAGAGACTCCCTGGCCGTCATCCAGCATCCTGTTCCTCAACTTGGCCAGAGCCAGCTGCTCCATGCGCCTCACGGCGAACTTGTCAGTCCTGAGACGCTCCGCAGCCTCCTCGATCTTTTCGCCGTCGAATCTCCTCCTGAGGAGATCCATCTCGGCGTCGGTGAGGCCTGTCATCGGATCGTCGAGCATGCTTCGTCCCACACGGTTCGGATGCTCGGCGCCGAGGCCTCTCAGGTACTTCTGGTGGAGCAGCTCGAGCTGGCGCGCGTCCTGTCGCGACATGCCGAAACGACTGCCCGCATCCTCCAGCGAAATCTTGTCGTGCGTTCTCGCCAGCCATATCTTTCTTCCGAGTTCGGCGGATTCTTCTCTCGTCCTGCGAGCGCCGGCCATGCCCGCCTGACCGTCGTCTACGATTTCGCCGTCGACGATGTCGTCATCGGTCATCCCGGTTGAACCGAGTTGCTCCGCCGTGAAGATTATTTGGTCCCCGTCTGGTCCGCGATTGACGAGATTGCCCATGTTGTCGTAGCCGACGTAGTCGATTTCGTCGATGTCGTCGAAACCAGGGGGAAACGTGAACTCGCGGTCGAATACGACTTCGTCCCTGTCGGGGTTTTCGAAAGTGAAAATCGGATTCCCGTCCCTGGAGTCAAACTGTTCCTTGCTGAACAGGACGCTGTCTCGGCCTGCAACTCGTATTACGAGATCGCCCCTGTCGTTGTAACCGAGCTCGTTCATTTCGTCAATGAGCGTGAACCCGTTTTCGTCGGGCTCCATTATGTCCTTGAAATCTCCGTCCGCGAATCTGTAGTAGACCCTCCCCTCATCCGGGCGCAACATAAATTCCAAACCCCTATTTTTGCGCGATCCCCTGGAATCGCTCATTCCGGCTTCCGGTCCGTCGAGGAGCATCAGCCTGCGCATTTGGTCCATGCCCTCGTCCCTCAGGCGGCGCTGCCTCGTCTGCCTGCTCGGGCGGTCGAACGAGTCCATCTGGGCCAGCTCGTCGGCGAGATCCTTGGGCGTTCTCCTCTTGCCCCCCATGGCGGCGATGGCGAAATCATCGTTACCGTCCATCCCGACAGGGACTGGCACGCGCGGTCTCTCCGGGACCGGGCGAGCCGGCGCTGGTGCGGGCGAGGGCGAGGGCGAGGGCGAGGGCTCCCTCTCCGGTATCGGGGTTTTGGGTCTTGTCGGAACTCGCGGCTCCTGGGGGACGGTCTCGGGCTTGGGTTCCTTCACGGGTTCGGGGATCTCCGGCTCCTCGGGGATCGCTGGCATCATGGGCGGCATGTCCGTTCTGCGGCGACCGGGAACCACCCTGTCGGATGCGCTCGGGATGTTCGGACTTGCGAAGCCCGGGGCTTCCGGCACCCCGAACGGAGTCGGGTCGGGGATGCCCCTCCCCATGTTTATCATCGGAATCCCCTCGAGCACGAGCTTGTCAAGGTCGGCGTCCCTCGCGGTGAACGGGTTCATGTTCACGTTCAGGGTCGCCCGCGGGTTCGGGAACCCGATCGTCCTCCTCGCGAGTCTGCCGACCGGATTGAGGAGTTTCTCGCTCATTCCGTCGTCTATCTTGTCCACGACGTATTGCTGCGCCTGCTCGGTCAGCAGACCGAAGCCCTCCAGCACGAATCCCCCGGACACCGGCCGGACCCTGAAGTCGAGTTGGTCGCCGAGCGATTTGAGTTTCAGGAACGCGATTCTCGGGTTCTCCCCGTCGGAGAGCGCGACCGATGCGTCACAGCTCCCTCCCCCGCCGCACCCAGGACAACAATGTCCCTCATGGTGCTGGCGGACCGGGGCGATGCCGGTCGCCACCCCGCCCGAAGTCTGCCCCGAGTTGGTCTCGTTTACGGGGATGTACACGGTCTCCGGTTTCACCCTCTGCGCCGTTCCGATCATGAACTCGTCGCCGTCGAAGTGGTAGGCGACCCGCAGCATCTCCGTGGACTGGCCGGCGCCCATCTCGAACACCGCTATGTCGTTGTCGGCGGTTACCAGCCTGACGGGTCCGCCGAAGCGCGCGGCGAGGGCCCTCGTGAGCTGCGACGCCCTGCCGAAGGTTTCGTTCTGCGGGGTCAGGGCCGCCGCGTAGATGGCGTCCACGTGATTCTTGCTCTCCAACGATTCGGAGTCGTCCTTCTTCTTCGAATTCTCGTATCTCTCTAGCAGCCTGCGACCCTTCGCCGCGAGCGCCGCGGCGTCGGACGCGTTCTGCGGCACCGGTTCCCCCCAGGCAGCGGCCGACAGGGCGAGTCTCGTCGGCTTGCCGTTCGGTTTCTTCATCGGACCGCTCGGGTTGGTGAAGAAGCGCGTGAGGAAGGACCCCTTCCTGCGCATCTTCTGCGGCGTGTCGGCGGCACCCCTGACCCCGGGCTTCAGATTCGCGCCCTCGGTCCGCTTGAAGTGCGCCCTCCCGGCCGCAGTCAACCCCCCCTTGGGGTCTCGCAGCACGGGCTTGTCGGCCGCCTTCTCGTCGGGGCAGCACTCGTCGTCTAGAGACTTGCCGCCGACGGGCACGCAGTCGGGGACCATCCTGCCACCCTTGCCCTTTTTCATGCCCACCTGCTTGTACCCCGGCCAGCACGGACCCTGCTCGTCTTTGACCTCGGTCTCCGCCTCGTCGGCCTTGATGGATATCGTTCCCGTCAGCTGGTTCGCTCCGTGCAGCACCGGCGACACCTCGTACAGCTCGACTTCCTTGAGAAGGTTCGCAGTCTGCACGGGGTCGAACACGGCGTCCAGCGTCTTGTAGCCGATGGACCATTCCTGTTCCATGCCGAAGAAAGACACGTTGGCGAAGGCCTCGCGCCCCTTCTCGGCCTTAAGGTTGAACTGGACTCTCGCGTAGAGGCCGCCTATGCCGGCCTTGCGCATCTTGGACGGGAGACGGGGATCGTTGGGTCCGACTTCGTATATCTCGAGCACCTTGCCGATCGGGGAATTCCAGTCGTGGCCCCAGACCACCCGGGGCTTCCTGCGCTTGAGCGACGAGGTGAAGCACCCCGGCAGGCAGATGTCGCCCACGGAGTCCTTGTTGCCCACTCCGGCGACGAATGCCTCGACTATGCCCTGCGCCTCGTCGACGTTTATCTGGCCGTTGAGCGATTTGTAGAGGTAGTCAACCTCTGAGGAAATAGTTTCGTTCGCCATGTCTCGTTACATAATAAACGATCAACATCGGTCGTGGCGTAACATTTATTAAATCGTTTAAGTAAACCTACGCCGATTCGCCGCGCGACTTCAGAATGGCGCGGACAGAACGGGTCAGAACCCGAATCTCACCTTGCATCGGCAGTTCATCGTAAGGTTTATCGGAGCCGTCGGATCGCCGGGGTACATGATGGCCTGCCCGCTAACCACGAAAGGTTCGTGCATGCTCACGGTGTTGCCGTGCAGGGACGAGTGCTCGGGCCTGACCTTTGCGTCCTTCTCGGAGACCCACGTTTTGGTCGCCGCGCCGATTGAGCGGCCTGCGTAGAAGGAGCCCGCGTTGAACGCTGCGTGGGATTCGTGCTCGGCGATCGTCCTCTTGCGCTTGGACAGCAGGTTGACGAATATGGCGAGCAGCGCCGCCTTGAGCATTCCCATTTTGTCCTCTTCGTCGCCCAGCGACAGGGATATTAGGACGGCCCCCTCGATCTCCTTGGCGGTCGTCGCATTGACCTGCTGGAACCTCTCGACTTGCTCCTTGAGGTGCTCCGAGGCCTCCTTCTCGTCGATCTCGGCCTGCATCCCGATCTCCTGCGAGACGATCGTGGCGGCGTCGTTCATGATTCCGCTCAGTATCGGACGCATGTCCTCGGCGAGCTGCTTGTCCCAGATTCGCTGGTCGAATATGTTCTCGTAGTCGAGGCTCCCGGAATCCAGGGCCCTCCGCGACTTGGAACCCGCCGCCTTCTCCATGATCACCCGCTGCTGGCGCTCCACGAAACGCTCGAGCGCCGTGTCCAGTATCTCGGTCCACCTGCCCAGGGAGTTCTCGGCTTTTTCGTCCCACTCGTCCCATAGGGATTTCGTGCTCACCTGGTTGCCGAAGGCCGACGCCTGGGCCATCTGGCCGGCCTGGGCCGCGGCCACGTCCTCGGCGGCGAGCGCCGCGGTCATGCCATCCTGCGGGGCGGGAGCCACCCCCTCGATCGCCGGCATCCCGGGGATCGGCGGTACGGCGCCCATCCCGGGCATCATCGGTCCGCCCGGCGTTCCGGCCGGCGGGACCGCCCCGCCCATGCCGGGGGCGCCCATCTGCTGCTGCACGAACTTCTTGTTCGTGTATCCGATCGGGGTTAGGTTCGGGTTGGCGAGCATGGCGTTCATCAGCTCGGAGTCGACCACTTTGCGCCCTGCGCCCTCCCTGTACTCGTTGCCGCTGATGAGACCCGTCTGGTACTCGGTCATCAGGTACCTGTCCCTCTCCTGCTTGTAGAGAACGAGGACCGGCACGTCGGTCACGTCGAAGTCGATGTAGTACTGGTCGTCCAGTTCGTCCAAGGCCCTTGCGATCGTCTCGAGGTGGGGGAGCATCGTCTCGTTCCAGAACACCTTGTGCTCCTCGGCGGCGTTGGCAAAAGTCCTGCCCGCCGCGTTGCCGATCACGGACTCGGGGACACCGAAGGCGGCGAGTATTTCCTCCTTCTGTATCTGGCGCATCTGGACGTAGTTCGCGTCCCTCGGGCTCTGGCCGGTGTCGACGAAATCGACTCCCTCATCCGAGGACAGGACGGTCACGGCCCCGGCCCTGTTCACGTTCCCCCTGAAGCGGCTCTTGAGCTCGTCCTTGTCGTCGTCATCAATCTCCCCCCTGACCACCAATAGGCCGCCCGGCCTGCCGTCGTTCAGAAGAAAGTTTCGGTTGTAGAGCTTGGAGAGATTCTCTATCTCGATGGCGATGCCCGCCGACTCCATCGGGGTGAGCGAGAGGTAGGGATCCAACGGGTGGGGTTTCCTGATCCACACGACGTCCTCGGGCTTGAGGGTCACCTTCGTTCCGTTGCGCATGTCCACCTCGAAACCCGAGACGAACTTCTTGGGGTCGGGGATCGGCGCCGTGTGCTGCGGTGGGAGCAGCTGGAGGGCGATCAGCTCTCCGTCTCGTCCCCTGATCTTCTCTATGAACGCGCCGCGGGAAGACATGAGGAGCTGCGACGAGAGCCTGTACCTGAACACGAAGGAATTCTCGCCCATGTTCGCCTTCGTGTTGAACAAATCGAGAATTTTCCTGTCGGTCTTGTTGACCACCCTGCCCGCCGGGCTGTTGCCCTCCCTGAGGATCACCGGCAGACGAGACTGGTTGCCCGCGATGGCGTCAATGCAGCGGTTCACCCAGGTGACCTTCTGAAATCCCTCACGGTAGGCGCGCTCTATGTCCCACGAGTCACGGTACGGTTTCCCGACCTGGGACGGGTTGTAGGCGACCGGGGCGCCCGGGTTCAGCGCCTTAAACCTGTCGGCGTTAGAACCCTTGTTGGATCTGGAATTCCAGGCCATTTTTTAGATCTACTCCTTGCCGAGCAAATAGCCGACCGCCCCTGCGGTCAGACCGAAGACGATGAAGCCGAGCGCGGGGTTGATCAAAAAAGTTCCTACTGCTGTGAATAGTATAAATGAAGACATCAGCAAGTTAGCGACTGTCTGTCTTTTGGCTAATTTTGCCATGGCTATTTTCAATTTGTCCATGCTCATTTGTTCCCGGTAAATTTTGACAACACATATAATGTAGTTCAAGAGACGGCTCGGAGCAGAGATGGAAGAGACAAACTGGGAAAAGGTGCTGGAGTGGCTCCAGCCCAAGGACCCCATGTTCTGCCCCGAGTCTCCCTCTTTGACCCAGAAGGTTTTTCTCAGGACGCACTGCCTCGAGGGTCTCTTCGGGGGCGCCGCCGGCGGAGGCAAATCGTCCGCCCTCCTCATGTCCGCCATGCAGTACCTCGATGTCCCCGGCTACTCGGCGATTCTGTTCAGGCGAACGTTCGCCGACCTCTCCTTGCCCGGGGCACTCATGGACAGGTTCCGAACCTGGATAGCAAATTACGACGAGGTCCACTGGAACAACAACACCTACGTCGCCACATTCCCCTCTGGGGCAAGAATCTCCTTCGGGTACCTGAACAACCAGAACGACTACCTCCGCTACAAGGGCTCGGAATTCCAGTTCGTAGGCATGGACGAGGTCACGGAGATCAGGGAGAACGACTACCGCTACCTGTTCTCCCGACTCAGGCGTCCGGCGACGGGTCCCCTGTCCCAGGTCCCCCTCAGGATGAGGGCCGCGTCCAACCCCGCCCCGAACTGGGTGAGACAGAGGTTCATCGTGGAGGGAATGAGCACGGGGAGGGTCTTCGTGCCGTCCAAACTGACCGACAACCCGGGCATCGACGCCGAGTCCTACCGCATAGCGCTCGCTTCGCTGGATCCGCTCGAGCGGAGGAGGCTCGAGGAGGGAGATTGGTGGGCAACGACGCTCGGTACCATGTTCGACCGCACTTCGTTCGTCGTCATCGACTCGAGCGAGGTGCCAGTAATGGGTCCGACCGCCCGCGCCGTGCGGTTCTGGGACCTCGCCGCCACCGAACCGAGCGGCTCGAACCCCGACCCCGACTGGACCGTGGGAACCCTGATGCTGTTCGAGAACGGCGTCGCCTACGTGCTCGACGTCAAGAGGGCGAGGGTCAAGGGCGACAAGGTCGAGCAACTCGTCGCACAGACGGCGACGGAAGACGGAACCGCCGTGGCGGTCAGGATGGAGCAGGAGCCCGGCTCGTCGGGCAAGGCCCTCGTCGACCAGTACTCGCGGTACGTGGTGCCAGGCTACGACTTCATGGGAATAAGGTCCACCGGCGACAAGGTGACAAGAGCCCGGCCGTTCTCCGCGGCGGCGGCCAACGGCAACGTGAAGATCATCAGGGCCCCCTGGATGTCGGACTGGCTGGACGAGCTCTCGTCGTTCCCCGAGGCCAAGGTCCACGACGACCAGGTTGACTCCGCCGTCGGCGCCTACATGTTTCTCGCCGGTTTGGGGTTGCCTTTCAGGAGGCCGTCCACTATCCTCGTCTGAAATAACATACGGGGAGTAACTAAGACATGCCTAACGAGACCAGCAAGATCGCATCAATCATCGAGGAAATTACCGCGAAGCTGATGGCGATAGACGCGGAGACGAAGAACCTTGCGTCCGATTCCGTCAGCGTCGAGTCGGCATGCTCCGATCTGTGCGAAATAAACCGGCTGAAGCTGGATGTCTCGGTGGTGTACGACTCGGCAATAGCGGTCGTGGCCGAGAAGATGGCCGAACTGCCCGAGATCGTTCTCGCCGACGGCACGAAGCTCGAGAAGAGAACCTCCCACGACAGGAAGTCGTGGAGGCACGACGACTTGGCGGAGGTCGTGTCGCGGCGCATCGTTCAGCTCTCCACGAATCTTGACACCGGCGAGGTGGGTGCGACGCCGGAGATCGTCGGCAAGGAAATGCTGAAGTACCTCCAGCCCTCCTACTGGAGGGTCAAGGCGCTGTCGGGGATCGGAGTGACCGCCGACGAATACTGCGATGTTTCCGAGGAGAGTAAAACTAGCGTCATAGTCAGGAGGCCAAAATGACCAACGGACATTCCAGCAACATATACGCCGCCCTGGCCGAGAACTTCTCGCAGGAAATGGAGCGAACGGTCAACAAGGGCGGGACGGCCCTCACGTACATCCCCGTGAGCGAGGTCATCAACAGGCTCAACAAGGTGCTCGGCGTCGACAAGTGGTCGTTCACGATCATTCGCTGCGAGCGCGACGGCGCCGACCCCGAGTTCGTCGTGGCGCACGTCCGCATCGAGTACTTCGTCGCCGACGGCCAAACCATAACCCGAGACGGATTCGGCGGGCAAAAAATCAAGCGAACCAAGCAGGGCCAGATAGTCGATCTCGGGGACGAGTTTAAGGGCGCGATCTCGGACGCCCTGAAGAAGGCGGCCCAAACCCTCGGGGTGGGCCTGTATCTCGCCCGCAGCGACGACGCGATAGAGGCCGAGCATTTCCTCGAGGCCGAGTCCGTGCAGGACAACAAGGTCTCCCTGTGGAACGCGTTCGTCTCGCTCGCCAAGGGGCTTGACGCCAACCAAAAGAACGCGATGCGGGAGCGCTGGAACGAACGGACGCAGGGCGAGCCCGTCCCCAAGTCGATCGACTCCGTGTCCGTCGACGATCTCGAGTTCATCGTCGCCGAGGTGAACAGAATCAAATCCGAGTAACAGGTCGCTGATGGACCAATTACCGTACGAGCTGCCCGACTACGTATCGCCCAGTTCGCTGGCGACGTACACGCAGTGCCCACTGAAGTACAAGTACTCGCGGGTCAACAAGCTCCAGGAGCCGCCGACGCAGGCGACCATGCTGGGCAACTTCGTGCACGACGTCCTCGAGTCCTTCTACGGAACACTCGAGCCGAACGAGAGGACGCCGCTCTCGCTGAGGTCGCTCAGCGCGACGGTCTGGTCCGACGGTGACTGGGCGGGCCGAATCAAGGGGACGGTCCCCGACAGGGAGGCGCAGAAGTTCAGGTGGTCGGCCTGGTGGTGCCTCGAGAACATATTCAGGGTCGAGAACCCGTCGACGATAGCGGTCAGCGGCGTGGAAACCGAGCTGGACGGAACCGTGAGGGACGTGAGGGTCAAGGGCTTCATAGACCGGTGGTTCGTCGAGAACGGGTCGGTCCGGATATCGGACTACAAGACGGGGAAGACGCCGCGCGAGCCGTACGTCGACGACAAGTTCGTGCAACTCATGATCTACGCGATTCTGCTCACCAAGACCCTGGAGCAGCCGATCGGATCGGTGGAGCTGCTCTACCTGAAGGACGGCAAGAGGTTTTTGAGGCAGGTGGACGAATCGCAGATGTCGTCGGTCTACAAGTTGATCACCGAAACCTACGACGCAATAGTCTCGTCGTTCAACGACGACAAATGGCCCGCCAACCCGACCAAGCTATGCAACTGGTGCTACTTCAAGGATACGATATGCGAATATTGGAAGAAGGATCTAAGATGAATCACTACATAAGCGACGACGCATTCGCGCACATGGTGGCGCAAGAGGTGAAGAACAAGGCGTCGGACGAGCACAGGCTGTTCCTCGGCCAGCCCGAGAACCTCGACAGGTGGATGAGGGCGCTGGACGCCCTTATGAACAACATCAACCGGCAGATAGACGACTTGACGAGCGACATGGCCGTCGACAACCAGCGGTACGCGAACCTCGGCGAGGACGGAGTCGGTCTAGCGGTGGAGTCAAAGATGTACTACGAGAGCAAGATCAGCAAAGCCGAGCGCTTCAAGTTCTACGTCGTCAAAAGAATATCCGACGTGGCCGCGATGATCCTGCTGCAGAAGGCGACCAACGTCGATCAGGAGAAAATCGGACAGATGTGCCGTGACGCCATAGAAGCCCACAGGAGGTATCTTCTGTCCTATGACATTGAGGCGACGCCAGCCGATAAAGCGCTATACAAATCCCTCGAAGGCGTCTGGGCGTTCGAGAAGCTCCCAGCCTTTGAAGAGGAGCAGCAAGATCAGGAGTCGCTCCAAAAAAACGGAATCTAAATACGTCGCCCGAAGGGCCGTCGTGAAAAAAATTCTCGGGGAAAGAAAATGGTGCGAGGCTTGCCCCGTTTTCGCGGCGGACGACGGAGCGGTGACGTACGTTCGCAAGCCGTCCCAGGACGTGCACGAATTGCTGCGAAGGTCGCAGGGCGGGTCAATACTGGACGAAAAAAATCTTCTCGCCGTGTGCCGCCCGTGCCACGACAGAATAGGCAAATACCCGCAAAAAGCCTTTGAATTAGGTCTTTCAATACAAAGCTGGAAAAAAAAGTAATCGCATAACTATTACCCTTTTCAGTATTAGCTACGAAGATACAATCGTGGCAGGCAACTCGATGAGGAGGGGGGTGATCCGGTCTGGCGGTTAATCCCGCGGCGGGAGCGACCCGATTCGGTCGCACAGTCCCCGGGCCCTACGGGCTCCGGGGACTGCCCGTCAAACGCGGTAGTTTTCGCCTGTGGAAAAAGCAAAGGTATTCATGGGGTTGGATTTGTCCCTATCGTCCACGGGCTGGTCGGTGCGGGATGCGCGGGGGGCGATAGTCCCAAAAAGCAGGGGAACACAGAGGCTGGTCGACGTGTCGGCTCAGGTGATGGACCTCGTTGAGTTGCACGGCGTGGAGGCCGTGGTGATAGAGGGGTACGCCTTCGCTGCGCGATCCGGACAGGCCTTCTCCATTGGGGAAATGGGCGGGGTGGTGAGGTACGCGCTCTTCAACGCGGGCATCCCCTTCGCCGAGATTGCCCCAACGGCGAGGGCGAAATTCGCCACGGGAAGAGGAAACTCATCCAAGAGCGAGGTCGTTTCGGCCGTGTCCGCCAGGACGGGAATCGTCTGGTCGGGGCCCGGGGCGGACGACATATGCGACGCCTTCATTCTCGAGGAAATGGCATTGATTAGGTGGGGCGAGCCGAGATACGATTGGCCCGAGGCAAGTCGCGCCGTCGCCGACGGGGTTGACTGGTCCCCCATAGAACAATATAAAGGAAAATGAAGTGACCCGCAGTACGCCGATAAGTCAAGTTGAAATCGAGGAGGAGTTGTTGCGCCTCATGGACTTGCTCGAGAACGAGACCGAGGCCTTCGAAACCCTCTCCACCGACGCCGCCAAGAAAGAGGCTAAGTACAAGGCCAACTGGGCCAAGTCATACTTGGCCGCCAAGGGATCCATAAAGGAACGCGAAGCGTGGGCCGACTACCAGATGAACGACGAGAACTACGACTACAAAATCTCCGAGGCCCTTGTCAAGGCAAAGAGGGAGAAGCTCAGCCTCCTCAGGACGTCGATTGACGCCCTGAGGACGCTCAACGCAAACGTCAGGGCCCAGGTGTGAGCGACGCCGCCAACATCCATCCGTCCATCCTCGGTCTGGCGATCGACATAGACCTACTCCAGCCGATGGAGAGGAACCCACGAATAGGCAACGTTGATTCGATAGTCGCCTCGTACAGCGAGTTCGGCCAGATAAAACCCATCGTGGTGATGCCGTCCGACGACGGAAAGTTCTCGGTCATAGCAGGCAACCACCAGTTGCTCGCCGCGAGGAAACTCGGTTGGCAAAAAATCGCGGCGATCGTCTACGAGGTTGACGAGAGTCGCGGGCACGCCTTCGCGCTGGCCGACAACAGGACCACCGAGCTGGGGAACACCGATCAGGTGGTCGTGCTCGAGCTGATGTCCGAAATCTCGTCCGAATACCAGGACCTGCTGCTTGGACTCGGCTGGGACGAGTTTGAGATCGCGTCCCTGACCACCGACATACTCGTCAACGAGAGGAACGACAACAGGGGCGGCTACACGCCCGCAGTCATCGTCAACCCGTTCGAGCCGAGCGGAACCGACCAGATACTGGAGAGCAAAAACGAGAACGACGAGATCGACTACGTGGCCACGGACGAGATCGACAAGGAGGAGGCGATCACGAGGGGGAGCGTGGCGGTTGGCGTGAAGGGTGGCGAGAGGGCGATAGTTCAGTACACCCTCGTGTTCGACGACGCGGGCCAGCAGAAACGATGGTACGACTTCATCAGGTACGTCCGGAACGACCCGGCGTACGTGGGCGAAACGACGGCGTCGAAACTGATCGACTTCATAAACACGAACGCCGACTTCTGATGCCGAGGAAGCGGCTCTACCTTGACACCACTTGCGTCGACGCCGCGAGGAAAAGGATCAGGCACGTCTACGACACCTTCGACACCGTGTGCGTCCAGTTCTCCGGGGGCAAGGACTCGACGGCGGTGCTGTATCTGGCAAAGGAGCTACACGAGGAGCGCGGTCTTGGCCCCGTGAGGGCCATATTCAGGGACGAAGAGATGGTCAGCCCGATGGTCATAGATTTCGTGGAAAAAGTGCGGAACTACGACTGGGTGGACATGGAGTGGTACTGCCTGTCGGTCGGGGCGGAGGTCTGGTCCATGGGCAAGAGGACCACCGAGATGACTTGGTCCAAGCAGAGGGAGAGAGAGGGTCGCCTCGTCAGGCCGATGCCGAAGTTCGCCATAAACGCGGAATCGTTCGGACTGAGCAGGGAGAACGACATGGGCGACACCGATTACTGGACGATGCAGGGCAAGAAAGGCAGGACGGCCTTCTTGACCGGCGTGAGGGCGAACGAGTCCATGGTGAGGTACAGGTCGCTCGTCCAGAAGCTTCACGAGAACTACATCGTCGCCCCCTACAAGGCACCGAGGAACCTCCCGCTCAGGTTCGCGAAGGTGATCTACGACTGGACGAGCGACGACGTCCTCAAGTTCGTGGCCGAAGAGCACGGCGCGGAGTACTGCGAGTACTACGACGTCGCGGCGATGACGGGGTCCAACACGAGGGTCGGCATACCTCTATATTGTGTCGCCGCCAGGAGGATGGGTGACCTCATGGCGACCGAGCCAGCCTTTTTCGACCAGCTCCAGAGGGTCTGGCCGATGATCGACGCGCAGCGCAGGTTGTGGGCCGACTACGACGTCGAGAAGCTGATCATGGGGTACGCGCGGTATGAGTGGGACGGGGTCAAGGCGTGCATAGAGGACCACATGATGAGCGACTCCGACCTCCACTACGCGAAGGCTTTTTGCGCGAAGTTCAGGATGAAGATGCGCAACGACCCGAAGAGCTACCCGATACATTGGTTGATACGCACGCTGTTGCTCAACGAGTTCACCGCGGCGTCGCCGACCCCGATGGGACCGGGGACGAAGGCGTACGGGATCGCGAAGAGGGAGAACGCGGAGGCAAGCGATGAATGACAACAGGCAGGAAATGGTCGAGGCCGACGCCCTCAGGCCCGCGCCCTGGCGGGCCACCTACATCGTGAAACCCGACCTCGGACTCATCGCAGCGTCGCTGGCCGCGTACGGCTGGCTGTCCCCGATCGTCGTCTACGGCAGACGGGACGGCGACGGGCTCACCGTCGTAGACGGCCACGAAAGGTTGGCCTTGGCCAAGGCCATGCCGCGAGTGCTCGTCGACCGACGATTCATCCCAGCGGTCGTGCTCCCGGACATTTCCGAGACGGAGGCCATGATCATGCACGTGACCCTCAACAGGGGCAGGGGCCAGGTCATAAACAAGAAGCTCTCGAAAATAGTCAGAACGCTAATCAACTCGGGCACCCACGACTCGGATTCGCTGATGCGCGCCTTCAACATGACCGCAGATGAGCTCCAGGTGCTCCTTGACGGATCTCTTCTCAAGATGAGAAAGATTTCGGAGCACGTGTACTCCAAGGCCTGGGTGCCGATAGAGGCCAACCAGGAAGAAAGGCCGCAATTCGAGAGACCCCCAAACCCCGACAGGTGACCGTTTCGACGACGACCTCGCCGATGCTGTAAAATTTGCGTAGTCACACCGACGGGAGGGTTTAGTGCCGCCGAAGAAAACAGTTTTACCGGTCATTAGCCCGCAATCCCCCATGGAGCAGGCTCGGCTTGCGAGAGAGCTCAGGAGGGTTCTCGCAAGACTGCGTCAGGAGGGGACGATACTCCCGTCCACGCTCCCACCAATACGCCTACCCGAGGTCAGGGCGGGCGACTCACCTGCGACGACGATCTCAAGGGCCGTGCAAAGCGCCCTGCCTCCCGCGAGGACCCCAGCGGAGCAAACGGCGAGGCCGGGCTTGGTCAGGAGGGCGATCAGGGCGATCGGCAACAGGATGGCGCGTTTCTTGAGTGGCGGAGGCAGGAGAGGCAGAAGAAGCCGAGGCGCGACCGGAAGAGAGTAAGAGGCGAATATGTTGGTAACCGTCGCCGAACTTAGAACGTTCATGGACATCAGCCTGAGCAACAGGCAGACCGACGCGGCCGAGATGATCCTCGAGGGCCTGCAGGGCGAGCTGGAGGCGTACCTCGGACGCTCCGTGACCGTGGACGAATTCGTCGAGGACCACGTCATTCCTTCTTACGACTTCGGCGTTCCGCACACGGGCTTCTTGCACGACAAGAGCCTCGACACGACCAACGACCCCATGCGTCACTTCCTGAATTCCCCAATCATGGTCCCACTCCGGAACACCCCTGTCGTGTCGGTGGAGAAAGTTTCGCTCAGGAACAGCGCGATAGCGTCCCAGTTGCTGGCCGAGGCAATGAGGCGAGACGCGACGATAACCGGTGCCGTGCAGTCGGGCGCCAACGTCGTGTTCACGGCGAACAACGAGTTCGTCATCGGTCAGTACGTGCGAATATCAGGCGTCAGCCCAGACAATTTCAACCTCCAGAACAAACAGATCGTCGCGGTCACGGCGACGACGTTCTCGGTAAAGCACGATCTCGGCGCCGCGGCCTACGCGAGCGGAGGAACGGCCGAGGCGACGGGCTCCGACTACAGGGTTTTGCCCTGGGGTCTCGAGCTCTACGCTGCGATGCCCAACGACGTGATCACCGTAGACTACTCGGGGGGTCTCGACGGAACGCAGCTCAAGGTGATGAAGCTGATGATCCTCAGGGCGGCAACGAGAGAGATGCAGAACATGCACGACGACACGGTCGGCGTCAAGGACCTGACGACCCGCGGCGTGGCGGTGATGGAGACCGGATTTCTCGAAAAGGAGCTGCTGGCGCTGAAGTCCTACAAGCGTAGAAGGATCGCAAGATAATGCAGGGCGAACTCTTCCCGCGAAAGAGGACGCAGCTGAACCGGAGCCGCAAGAGCACCGGGGACAAGGTCAGGTCGGCCGCCCCGATCGACACCACGGGCCGCGACTTCGTGAGGACGTCGGGCGTCAGGGGCAAGGGCGTGAGCCTCGCGATCGACGTGAAGGTGAACCACAAGAGCTACGCCAAGTCGGTGGCCCAAATAAAAACGTTCCAGAAGGCAATCCAGAGGATCGGCGACCGAGACAACAGCGCGACCCCGGGTCTCACGCACTTCGCCGGCGTCTACGAACTATGGGGGAAGATCTACGGGCGATCCCAGGTGTGCGTTCCGCCCGCCGTGGCCATCATCAAGACCCAGGTGCAGATGATGTTCGCCGAGAACTTTCTCACGAACGGACTCCCGTCGGGCGGCTGGGCCCCGCTAAGCCCGGCCTACGGGGCGTGGAAGGCGCTCAGGTACCCGGGTAAACCGACCATGCAGGCGACGGGGAGGTTGTTCGCGAGCCTCACCGTCGGATTGAGCACGGACAAGATCAAGAACGACTCGGTCGAGTTCGGCAACAAGGTTAGATACTCGACCTGGCACCAGTACGGCACCACGAGAATGCCGATGCGCAGGCTCGTATTCGAGAGACCGGGCTTCGCCAAGGCGGCGGGCAAAGTCTTCGCGAAGATATCCGTAGGCCGTCCGGCGGGCGGGATGGACCTGCGATGAGCAACGCGGGCGCGCACGAATTCGAGGCGATGTACGGGCCCCAATTCGCCAAGCAGTTCGTCAACGACTACCTGCAGCTGGAGGTGCCGAAGAGGCTGATCAAGTACAGGAACTACTGGCAGGTTTCCAACGACGATATGCCGGATCCCGCGGAGTACCTCGACTTCGAACCCGCGACGATGGACGTCTGGCCCACCGTGATCACCGTGTCGCTCTCGGGCCGCGGATTTACGAGGGTCGGGCACATGCGCTACGGCGACCCCGAGTACGAGGTTTCCTACAACATGCGCACCTACGTCTGGGCGAGGACCGAAGGCGAGAAGTCCGTGACGACCATGCGAGACAGGCTGATAGTGGTGGTCAGGTCGGCGCTGATGGATCACCCGTGCCTCAAGAGGAGGAACCCCGAGAGACAGGCGAGGATAGAGGAGTCCTCCATTACGGAGGAGTACTCCGAGCTGACCCTCCTGAAGGGCGACAGATATCTGGCGGGGGCCTACGTCGGCTACGAGCTGAAGATAGAGGAACCAATAGTCAGAGAGAAGCTCGCCGACTTCGATGAAATAGACCTAGAGGTCCAAGGTGTAAAATTGACGGACGGAATCCCCGACCCGGAGGACTAAATGCAACAATTCATCCCAATATCCGAAGTCAACAACGACCAGGAATCGTCCCTCGCCTCGTCCCATCTGAAGGTTCTGAACGTCTCGACGACAATGACCAAGGTGACCGACGAGGGGCACAAACTCTTGCCCGGCGAGCAGGCGTACGTCCTGGCCGGTTCCAAGAACCTCGAGGAGGCCCTCGCGAGACGAAGCGTCATTCTGCTTGGGGGCGACGGGACGCCTGCGGAGGGCGACAAGCAACCCAAGAAAAAGCCGATCCCAAAAGCCCAGGCCTCGGCAGAGCCTACTGCTGCCCCCGTCGCTTCTGACGGTAAGTCCGAAGCCCCGGCGGTCAAGAAGTCCGAAACGGGCTCGGCCGAGGCGAGCAAACCGAGTGCCGGAGGTGACGGTGCGACAGACGACCCCGGTGACCGCGAGAAAAATGACTAATTTCAAAACGTGTAATTATCAAAGCAGTCGGAATGCTATTATTCCTACTGAACAAATCCATGACATCGGAGGATCGTAAATGCCTGGAATAGTCTTAACGACGTCGGTGGTAACTGGTCCCTCAACGGTCACCGTTTCGCCAACCTCAACATTGTTTGTCGCCGGGGTCACGACCCGTGGTCCTGAGGGAAACGCTTTCTTGGTTTCGAGCCTGGCGAATTTCGAGGACATCTACGGCGGCTACACGTCCTCGGGATACGTCCACCAAACCCTTCAGGCCTTCTTCGAGGAAGGCGGCTCCAGGGCCTACGTCTCGCGCGCCATCGGCACGGGCGCGGCACTCGCAACCGCCGCTCTCCCGAACAGCGCTAACCCAGCCGTAACAGTCCTGACACTCAAGGCCTCGGGCGAGGGCGCCTGGCCTCAGACGCCCGCGGGATACATGAAGGCGGAGGTCACCCATCCGACCGCAGGCGTGAGCTTCAGGATCAGGATCATCCTCAACGACGAAGTCGTGTACTCAACCCCCGTCCTCACGTCCAAGGAGGACGCGGTTGAGGAGATTAACAACAGCGCGGTGGCGTCGTTGTACGTCATCGCCGAGGTGGGCGCGGGTGCCGGCATCCCGGCCGTCAGCGCGGGCGTCAACTTCGCGGGCGGCAGCGACGGCTCGGTCCCGACGGACGCTCAGATGGTCGCCGCCCTCACCCCGTTCATCAAGACGCTCGGTTCCGGTGCTGTGTGCATTCCCGGCGAATTCGGAAGCACGATCTGGGAAGCCCTCATGGAGCACGCCGCGGAGAACAACAGGGTAGCGATCCTCGGTTTCGACAAAGAACAGTCGGTGGCGCAAGTGATCGCCAGCGCGGCGACCCTGGCGGAGCACGAGGGTGCCGAGTTTTCCGCGTGGTACTACCCGTGGGTCAAGGTGGAGAGGAACGGCCTCGTGGTCTCCACGCCGTGCGAGGGTTACATCGCCGGCAAGAGGGCCAAGCTCCACAACGACGTCGGTCCATGGTCGGCGTACGCCGGCATCGCCACCAACTCGGATTTCATCAAGGGCACCTTCAAGGCCATCACGAACGCGGAGGCCAACACCCTGAACGACGGATACGTCAACCCGATCAGGGTCATCAACGGCGACACGAGGATCTACGGCGCGAGGTCGGCTTCGTCCGACACGGAAAACTACAGGTTCATCACGGCCAAGGAAGTGGTCAACTACGTCGTCGCCCAGGCCGAAATCAGGCTCGAGCGCCTGGTCTTCAGCGTCATCGACGGGAGGGGGACCTTGTTCGGCGAAGTGAAGGCAGTTCTGACCGGAATTCTGGACCCGCTGGCCCAGGCCGGAGCCCTGTACCCATTGTTCGCCGACAACGGCAAGCTGCTCGACGCCGGGTACAAGGTCACTGTCAACGAACAGCTCAACCCGGTCACGCAGCTGGCCACGGGAACGGTTAAGGCGCGTGTCGGCCTCAGGGTCTCTTCGCTCGGGGAAACGATCGAAGTAGAGATCAGCAAGTCAAATCTCACCGCATCTCTAGCCTAATCGGAGGAATAAACCATGGCAAAATACACTCAACGGCAAATTCTCGCAAAGCTCGAGCCGATCGGCACAGTCGCCCCTTCGTTCACGAACTTCTTTGCGCAGGTGTCGGGCGGCGAGATTACGGCTGCCGTGGAGAAGATCTACACGGGCGGGTCGAAGTTCCCAGAACTCCTCTGCGCCCCGTCCGAGGTCGGCGACGTCACCCTCACGAGGCACTACTCCGACGAAGACAAGGCTTCGCTCAACACGGCCCGCCAGCACATAGGCAGGATCTTCTACAACATCACGATCTACCGAACCAACTGCGACCTCGCCGATTCGGTGCCCGACAGGCAGTACACCAACGCCCTCCTGGTCGGCCTCACCGAGCCGGACGGGGACGCATCCTCGGGCGCACCCGCCACCTACGCGATGACCTTCTCAATAAACGGCGCACCAGTACCAAATCCGTAAGCCAAAAACCCCAGATTCCCTAACGGGAGGGTTGCACAACGGAGCGTGACTGCGCGCTAGGTTCAGCACATGGAAGAAAACACCGTGAAAACACAACCCACCACACCCGAACCAACCCTCCTCGACCAGCTCAAGGCCGTAATCGCCAAGAAGGTCGAGAGACCGAACGTCTTCATCGAGGTCCCCGAGAGGCCCGGAGTGAAGCTGCTCGTCAGCCCGAACCTCACCCAGGCGCAGATCCGCGGCTGGCAGAAGCAGTGCGGAAGCGAGACACAAAAGGGTCTTGACTCCACGCGCTTCGCCTGCACCGTCGTGGGTCACGCCACCAAGGGCGTGTACCTGCAGGGCGACGAAGTGCTCCAGGACGGCCAGTGGCCGGTCAACTTCGCCTCGAAGCCGATGCTTGAAATGACGCACACCGACAAGGCGATCCCCGACGCTGTTCAGAAATTCTTCGGCATCGACGCCCACGTGGAGGCGGCGGCGCTGGCGATCATCGACGCCTGCGGATTCGGCGACACCATCCAAGCCGAGGCACAAGAAAACCCTACGAAGAACTAATCGAGGAGTTGTCGCAAGACAACCGCGTAATGGCCGCCGCTCGATTAGGCGAGCTATGGGGAACCGACCCGGTCAGACTGCTTGATTCAAGCCTTGATGAGTGGGTCGTTAGATACGCCTGTGCTAAAGTTATATCGGCGGACCGCGAGAGGGAACGAAGCCAATCGGAAAACTCTGGCTAGTCCGATAACCCCGACTCCTGGGAGCCGATCTTGCCCGACGAGATAGTCACTATACGCATTGATTTCGAGGCCAACCGCCGCGACATGGCGCAGGTGCTCGCCGAGATCCAGGGATTCACCGAGGCCGTCGACGCCGCCAACGACTCCACCAACAGGTTCTCGCAATCGACGAACAGAATGAACCGCACCGTCAGGAACGTGGACGAGCCGCTCGCCGCGATGAGAAGGAGGACGGACGCCCTCGAAAAATCCGGCAAGCAACTCGGAAGACGCATGGTCTCGAACAACAAGTTGATGACGATGTTCAGGAAAATCGCGCGCCTCCTCTTCTTCCAGCTGATCGCCCTGGCCGCCGAGTTCGTGATCACGGCGGCGACCCTGGCGTCGGTGAACCTGCTCTTCAAGACGGGGCAGGTGGTGGCCAAGGGCTACAACCTCACCCTCGGCGCCGTCGGAGCCGCCCTCGCGACCGTCGCCGTGGCCGCGACCACCGCCGTGGCCGCCTTCAGGGAGTTCAACGCCGCGGCGGCGGCCTGGCAGTACAAGGGGGCGAACGTCTACGGCTCCGCCACGGGCGCGGCGGCGGCGGCCATGAGGGGCCTCTACTCGGACACGAACCTCGCCACCATGGGCGTCGTGAACCTGACGCAGGCCTACAAGGCGATGTCGCAGCAGGGCAGGGTGACGGGCGCGCAGACCAAGGCGCTGTCCGGCGCGATGGACTTCACCGCGAGGTCGCAGGACCAGAGCAAGTCGTTCCAGGCGATGGCCAACTTCGTCGCGGTGCTCCAGAAGGAGGGCAAGGTCACGGGCAAGGCGAGCACGGCCGCGTCGGGGGTCAGCAAGGAGTTCGCGGATGCGATAAAGAAGTCGAAGGGCAAGGACGCGCAGAGCATCATGGCGTCCATGGCGAGCGGCAAGCTCGCCCAGCAGGCGGGCGTCAGCGGCGAGTTCGGGTCGATCAAGGGGACCCTCGTCGCGCAGTTCAAGCAGATAACCGTCGCCCTCGCGCAGGACATGGCCGACTTCGGAGAGCAGTTCCTCAACGACACGCGAAGGGTCCTGGACGGGCTGTTCAAGAACGTGCGCAACGTGTTCGCGAGACTGGCGCCCGAGTTCTCGTTTTTCGGGAAGAACAAGCTCTTCCCGGCGATCACGACGATAGGCAACGCGCTCGAGAGGTTCTCCGTCAGCCTCGTGAGGAAGTACCTCCCGATGCTGTTCGGGGCGTCGCAGTGGTTCAAGAGGACGTCGGCCTCGTTCATGAAGTCGTTCAACCAGTTCAAGAACTCCCTCGAGAAGTTCCGCGAGGGGTCGCGGATAATCAACGAGACGTTCAAGGGCCCGCTGCTCGCGATATTCAGGATCTTCGGCAGGAACGCCGAGCAGCTCGGCTACCTCGCCGAGGACAACGAGGAGCAGTTCGTCGCCTGGGGCAGCGCACTGGAGAACCTGATATTCGCAATCGGCGACTGGTTCGCCGCGCTCAAGGTAGCGTTCACCGAGGCCCTGCCCGTGCTGACCGGGATCGTCAACATCCTGACCAAGCTCATCGACACGATGTCCGGCGTGGTCAGGGGGATAGGGACGTTCAAGCTCGGAGGCGGGGAGGGGTTCCTCGGGATGGGCGGAACCGGCGGCGGCCCGAGCGGAACCATCGGGGGCGGGATCGGACCCGGAATCGGTTCGCTGGTGACCCTCGGCCTGCTATTCGGCGGGTTCAGGGGAAGCAGGACGGCCTACAGGATGAGGAGGGCCGGGCGCGGGACCGTCGGGGACTCGATGAACCAAGCCTCGGTCCACGGGGCGAGCATGGCGCCGCGCGGGATTTTCGGCGGGATCCCCGCGATACTGAGTCGGAAGAGGTACAGCACGGCGCGCGGCAACCAGAGGCTGACCCCCGGGGAGGTCGCCGCCAACTACGCCCAACAGCAGATGCTGATGGATCAGGGCAGGTCATACCACGACCCGTTTGGGGTCAGAGATCCAACTCTCGTGAGGGGCGTCGAGAAGGTGGGCACCGGGCGAAAGGCCCAGTTGTTCGCGGGCAACCGCTTCGAGCGGATAGGTTTCGCAGACCAGGCCGAATTCGCGACCTTCATGGGGGTGGCGCCATCTGGCCTCGTTGCGCCAACGCCGTTCGGACCCATGGCGGGAACGGTGGCAAGTCAGAAATTACGTCAAGCGGTGGAAGCCTCGGATGCGAGCGTGAGGGCGATGCCCGGATTCGCCGGGTTCAATCAAAACAAACAATTGAAGCTTCTTGAGCAGGGGCGAGACGAGGTGAGGCGAATGGCCATGCAAGAGGCGACCGCGGGCAGGGACCTCAGGCTCGGCACCGGCGGGGTCGGATTCAGAGGCATTCTCAACCAGTTCAGGAGATCGAACGTGACGGCCACGGAGGGGGGAGTTACGTTGAGCTCCAAGAGGGAGGGACTTTTCCGAACCCTCAGCGGGAAGGCAATGCAGGAACAGATAGAAACAGCCGACAGACACGCAAGGAGCATGATGCCCGGCATGGGGCTTTTCGGCGGTACGATTCCCCCCAGCGAACTAGCGATAGCGAGGCAGAAAGCGTTCAAGGAATTCCTCGAGAGGGACAAAACCGCGGGCGGGAGGAAATTCGTCGACTCTAGTGGCAGGCTCGACGCGAAGCGCGAACGAGCCGCGTACAGGGCGTTCGCGAGGGAGGAATTCAAGGGCCGCACCGGGGTCATGTTCAGGGGGACGGGCGAGGCCGCGCAGGCCAGCTTGCGCAAGACCTTCAACCCGATGATGGGCATGATGGGCGGCATGCTCCTGTCCACGGGGGTTACCAACAGGATCGGGGACCAGGAAACGCGGGCCGCCGCGAACAACGCCCTCGGCGTGGGCGCCATGTTCGGCGGCAGGGGCATGGCCGTGGCCGCTGGGCTCACCCTTTTGAAATCGACCAGCACCGGCAAGGCGATGGCGGGAGGCGCCCTCGCGGGCGCGGCGGTGGGCAAGACCGTCTCCGACATGCTGTCACCGATGCTCGGTCCCGCGGGCCCGCTCGCCAAGGCGTTGATCATCGGCGGCGGCGCCCTCATCGGCGGCGCCGTGGGTTACTTCAAGGCGCAGGGCAACCGCGAGAAGCAATCCAGAAAAACCGGGGAGAACGTGGCGAGGAGACTGAGCGGCCTCGTCGCCGCGTCGACGGTCGGGATGACCGTCGATCCAACGAGTGGCCAGCTGGTCAAGACGCAGGGGGTCTCCTACCTCAGGGGAGCCAACAGAGTCAAGAGCGTCAACGAGAAACTCCAAGAAGTGATGAAGAGGGGCGACCGCGCTCGGCTCGCGGGATTGCGAGACATGGGCTTGATGACCAACGTCGAGTACGAAAGCCAACTGGCTTTCGTCAAGCAGATAGAGGGAGGCGATTTAAATGCAGCGAAATCTCACTCCGAGTTCATAAACAAGATCCGGGGGGACGCCTTCGGCACCGTGAATGGGGTGACGAACATGGCGGCCAGGACTGCCGAGGACTTCTTCGGCCGAGACCAGGCAGGCAAGGCGGTGAGGGGCGAATTGTTCCTGCCGAAGACGGGCCTCGGCACCCTGGAGGTCCAGGACATAGTGATGAAGCGGGGATTGTTCGTCGTCAAGCATCTGTCGAAGATCACGGGCATGACCGAGGACCAGATCCAGCAGCTCGCGGACAAGATGGACGTGGACCTCGGCGACCCGACAAAGTCGCTCACGGAGACCATGGGCCTGCTCGGCAAGGCGACGAGGAGGACGGCGGAGGAGGTCAAAGCGGCGATCAGGGACCTGAACGTGGCGTCGCTGGACGTCTTCGACGAGGAGATAAAGAAGCGGGCCGAGACCCAGGCGTTCACGGCTAGCCAGAACAGGCTCATGGGGCTCGGCGGCACAGCCACGATAGAGGACTTCAGGGACTACGCCCGCCTGCTGGTCTCCACGACCGAGCGCGACAACCCCAACAACCCGTTCGCCGCGCTCGACGCCATGAGGGATTTCTCCGAGGGGAATTTCGGCTTGTTGGGCAAGATGGACCCGGCCCTCCTCGGGGCCTTCGCAAAGAACGGACGAGCCCAGGCGGGAGAGGCTTACCGAACCCAGCTTTCCGGCATCTCGGATATCGCCACCCAGCAAGCCCTCGGGGGTCTTCTTGATAGAAATTTCGTTCTGAAAGACCCGAGTCGGGCCGGCAAACTCCAGGAGACGTTCAGGACAATATTCGGCAGGCAGGACATAGACAGCCTAGACAAGACGAAATTGCTGAATTTCCTCGAAACCGGGCAGCTCGTCGACAAGGATGGCAACTTCCAATTGGATTCTCTGAGGAACCTCGGTGCGGCCGGCCAGGCTCTCGCCCAGTCACTCGAGACGAAGGCAGGACCGGGCCAAAGCGAAGGCGTTTTCGCCCTCGAGACGGCAAAGACCTTTCAGGTAGAGGGCACCGTCGCGCTTGACAAAGCCGCGATGGATAAATTCACAGACATCTATAACGCCATATCGACGGGGTCGGACAACAAACCCGAGGGATACGAGAACGCCCCTCAGTGGTGGAATTCCATGCTGAACGCCAGATGGGAGGTGTCGGGCAACACCCTCAAGCTCGTGCAAGGTGGTGACACGAGGACCCCAAGGAGGGGGCAGATCGGGGACACCGCGACCTCGAGGGCGCTGAGGGGGACGATGTCCGCGCACGCGCGCTTCAACTCGCTGCTCACGGGAAAGCGGAGCGTCACCAGCTCGCTGCGCTTCGACAACCTCGGCTCGCCGAGCTCCGACCACGCGGCGGGGCGGGCCTACGACCTCGTCGGCCAGAACCTCGGCCAGTACCAGAAGCTAGTCGCCGGCGCAGGGGGCTTCGCCGAGTTCCACGGGTGGGGCTCGAGCCGGCACCTGCACGTCGTGCCCCCGATCGGCAACACGTACTCCCCGCGCTCGGCGACACTCCCCGGGGCCGCCGGCACCATGAACCAGACGGTGACGCTCAACGTGTACCCCGCCCCGGGTCAGTCCGAGACGGCGATCGCCAAGCAGGTGGTCGCCGCCCTCGAGGCGCAGCAGCGCGCGTACAGGGAGAGGACCTAGATGGCGAAGATAGGACGAGCGGCCCGCTTCACGGCGACGACGAAGGTCGAGACGAAGAGGTCTGACTTCTCCTCGGCGGCCGGAACAATCGACGCCGCGGTGCTCCGGCCGAAGATGATCCAGGCCGCTCCGGGCGACCTCGAGTTCGAGTTCCCCTTCGGCCTGAGCAACTTCTCGCACGACGTCGGGGCGGTCCAGTTCGACGAGCTCGCCAGGCCGCTCCAGTTGCCGCTGCTCCAGACCACGGCGGGGACGCTCCAGAAGGTGTCGTTCGACTTCATCGTCGCGCGGCGCGGGGACGGCGTGGGCGCGACCATAGACAACGAGCTCGCGACCCTGCAGAACTTCGCCGCCGAGGACGACTCGGTCATCTTCGTCAACGTGCACCAGATGATGGCCACGTCGGTCGTCTCCTGGAAGATACAGTCGATGTCCGTCCAGGTGTCGAGGGTCAACGAGACCGGCCAGGCGGTGTCCGCGCAGGTCAACATGTCCTGCTCCGAGTCGAGCGACGGACTCGAGAGATTCCTGAACCTGCCGAAATTCATTTACAAGAACCCGAGGGGCACCGGCAAAGGCGGCACCGACGAGCCCCCCAGCACCAACGCCAGCACGCTCTTCAACGCATTTTGGTTAAAACTCTCGGTTAAAGCGCAAGAAGACCTTAAAGAAAAGGGTAAAGATGCAGAACTTAGGAAAGAGTTGAACCGGTTGGCGGAGCAATACGGGGAATCAAACCTGGTGGAAATTCTGAGAACAAAGTCTGGATTCATTTTTGGAGACGCAGACTCATTTTTTAACCTGCTTACGACATACGCCAAATCGGGCGAGAAAAAGGAATAGAAAAGAAGGCATAGATGCCCACACCTATTTTCGTCGGATACCCGACCCCGCCGCAGGTCGTCAAGGACCGGGACTCCGGGGCCGAGGTGAACATCCCGGAGCCCCTCGAGTACGGAACCATAAACCTCGAGGGCAGGAGGCCCGTGAAGCTGAGCCTCGACGGGAGGCGCATAGTGCCCCTCGCGAAGAAGCGGGGCGTGGACTTCGAGTACGGAACCGTTCTCTCCCTGACCGTCGGCCCGCTCCAGATCGAGAGGTTCCCGGGCCAGAAGGTCATGGTCGTCCTCCCGTCCCTCGACATAGAGAGGCAGCTCGTGCTCACCGAGAAGCAGGCGACGGACAAGTTCCTCCTCGACGGCCTGCACCTCGGGATATTCAAGAACGAGTCGGTGATGGTGAGCCGAAAGAACGGCAAGACCAAACGCCTGTTCCTCGCCGACGCCTACGCGGAGGCGCTCCACCTCCTCGAGGAGAAGAGGCTGGAGCGTTTCCTGGCCGAAGACCCGACGCTGAAGCCCTGGTCGACGCAGAACTACTCCAACGAGCCGAACCTCGTCTTGCCGTCCGACTCGGGGTTCATCACCAACGTGTTCGCGATCGCCGGGATCAAGAGGGAGGACCAGGACTTCCTGTCGGGCAGGCTCCTGAGTCTGGACGTCAGCTACTCCATGACGCTCACGACGCAGCTGACCGCCACCTACGACGACAGGAACTACGACCTGACGAGGAACGGGTACTTCGACCCGAGGAGGGAGTACAAGTACAGGGGCCTGCTCTTCGAGGTCGTGTCCTGCGACTCGGGGCCCGGCACGGCCGGCTACCCGCAGGCGACCGTGGAGTTCGCCCCGAAGTGCGTGCAGGAGCTGAGGAGGGACAAGAAGCCCGAGTCAATCACCGCCTCCACCGGGTTCGAGTACGCGAGGCGCGCGGCGGCGAGGTGCGGGATGAACTTCGTGGGGGAGAAGAACAACAAGCAGCAGTCGGTGTTCAAGGGAAGGGGCCAGAACTCGGACGAGTCCGTCTGGACCGTGCTGACACAGACCGGGTCGGAAGGGCAGTTCTTCGTGTTCGAGGTGGACAACACGCTCGTCTACGGGTCGGGGCAGTGGCTGATGTGGAAGTTCGGGCTGGCGGAGAAGACGAGCAAGAAGGGGAAGAAGCAGCGCTACCTCGATCTCCGGTACAAACCGGACGAGCCGAACAACGGGGCCAAGTCCGTCCGCGTCCTCGGCGGCAGGCCGATAGGCATCGCGGACGACGGGAGCATAATCTTCGACGGTTCGGTCACCTGGCGGGACGACAACGGGATATTCGAGCTCGCGACGTGGCCGAGCGTCAGGGTGAGCGAGAACGACGGACTGGAGGGGACGGGTTCCTGCGAGCTACTTTCCCCGATTGGTAGAATTGTCAAGCCGGGCCACACGGTCTACCTGACGAGCGTGCCGGACAGGTTCGTGGCGGGGTACCTCGTGCAGGACGTGAACTTCTCGGAATTCACGAGCGAACCCGTGAGCATCCAGCTGGTGATGGTCCAGAAACCGAAGAACCAGGACAAACCCGACAAGGATTAGGCGAAATGTTCAAGACGAGACCGAATTTCGAGGTGACGAACCAGACGAAGGGCTCGGCGGTTCCCGTGAACGCCAACTCGGTCTTCGTCGGCACCGTCGTCAGGTCGGACGCGACCGGGGTCTACGTGTCGGTGCCGAATCTCGCGCCCAACCAAATCTTCGGACCGTGCCAGGTCTTCGGTCAGAAACCGAAAAACGGCAGGTCGGTCATCGTGGGCTTCACCGAGGGCAGGCGCCAGAAGATGGTGGTCCTCGGCGCCGAGAACAGGAACTTCAAGCTCGTGGGCGTCGAGACCCCCGTCGACGACGAGGACGCGGCCAACAAGAAGTACGTCGACGACAAGGTCGCAGACCTGCTCTCGAAGCTGATATCGAAGGCGCCCGGGTACGTCCTCGACTACGCCCCCCCGTCGCCCTGATCGTGAGATAATTGAGCCGTGTCCACCTTCAGAGTGCCCCTCAGTTTCTCGAGGAAAGGCGGCTCGGCGTTCAAGCTGGCCGACGAAACCCGCGAGTACTACAACCAGGTCATCGCCGCCGTCATCGAGACCGAACCCGGCGGGCTCCCGCTGGACCCGTCGTTCGGAACCAAGGACCCCAGTTTCAGCCGCGGCGAGCCGTCGGGCTTCAGGTCGACGATCGCGGGCTACTGGCCGGAAATCATCGTGAAAAAATTTGAACTCGGCGACGCCTCGTCGCCCGGCCTGGCCGAGCTCGTCGTCGACTACGAGGTCGAGTAATGGCGTCCCCCGATTTCAGCGCGTACATAGACCTCACGGAGTACGACGTCCAGCCGCAGGATCTCTACAAGCAGGCGGTCACGTACGCGAGGACTGCGCTCCCCGAGTTCAACCCTAGACCGGGCACGCTCGAGGACGCGATCCTGCAGGCGGGCGCCCTCATCGGGGCCAGCGCCATGGGCGCCGTCAACCGCCTCCCCGACGAGCTCATGGAGGGGATCATGAGAGTCATGGGGGTCGAGAGAAACGAGGCGACGCAGCCGACCGTGCAGGTGCTCCTCACGCTTTTCAGCGAAGGCGACACCGTGCCGGAGGACACGATATTCTCCTTCAGCTACTACAACGGCGTCGAGACCATCGAGTACCCGTTCGCGCTGGAAGACCCCGTGACGGCCGCGGCCAACTCGCTCACCGTTTCGGCGACGCTGAAATCTCTCGTCCTCGGACAGATACCGAGCTTCGCGGTGGGAACCCAGCTGGTCTCGAACACCCCCAGCACGGTGGTGTTCTCGTGCGCGACGACGGCCGAGGTCACGCAGGGGCAGAACCCCGAGACCGAGGCCGAGTTCCTCAACCGCGCCACCACGTTCCTCCAGTCGCTCAGCGCCACCCTCAACACCGCGAAGCAGATCGAGAACTACGTCCTCAGGACCTACACCGAGGTCAAGAGGGTCAAGGTCTACGACCTCACGAAGGCCGTCGAGCACAGGGCCCAATCCGGTCAGGTCGGCGGGGCGACGACGGCGGCGACAGGCAACGGGACGACGGCGACGATCACGACCACATCGGCCCACGGGTTGCAGGTCGGGCACGTCGTGACCGTCGCGGGAATCACGCCGGCGGGCTACAACGGCACGCACGCGGTGACGGCGGTTCCGTCCTCGACGCAGCTCAGCTACGCCAGCGCGACCAGCGGCGCGCAGACCGTCGCCGGAACCGTTTCGCTAGTTGGCAACTCGTCGCACGCGGGGACCGCCGCCACGGTGAGGACTTCGTCGTCGTTCGAGGACGAGACCGACGACTACCCGGGAACGATCTACAGGATCATCACGCCGGACCTCTACGGGGAGAGCGGGTTCGCCGAGGACTTCCCGTCTGGGACCTTCACGACCACGGACGACTCGCTGGCCGTGAGCGCCTCCGGGGTCGTCACGTACACCGACGCCGTCACCGACACTGACGCGACCGGCCCGCTCGTCGACGTGGTCCTGCTGGACCCGCTCCTGTTGTCCTACATGGGGAACACGGAGGAACCCGGATTCTTCGTCATGTTCGTGTGCGGGGACGACGGCGAGCCGATCGGCAGGAGCGCGAGGGAGTCCATCGAGGACGACGTGGCCGAGAGGATCCCCGCGGGCCTCAAGTTCAAGGTCCTCGACGCGTGGACCTACGACATCAACATCCAGATGACCATCGGAATTTCGCCCGGTTTCAGCGCCCTCACGGTCGGGCAGTCCGTCAAGGACGCGGTGGAGAAGCTCGTGTCCCCGGACGAATGGCTGGATTTCGAGAGCGTGGTCAGGGTCTTCGAGGTCGTGGCGGCGGCGTCCAACGTGAATGGCGTCGACTACGTCTCGTCCTTCGAGGTCGAGGTCCCCGAGTACCCGGCCAGCCGCAAGGGGAACGAGAAGCTCGTCGAGGAGATTGTCGCCGGGCCGCAGGTGACGGGGTACGCGGCCCTCTACGCAGGGCTGCTCCCTAGGGCCAGCGTCGAGGTGGTGACGCTGTGACGATCGAGAGGGCCGTGAGGAACCGGCTCCCCGAGCTGGCGGCAAAGATCAGCGTCCTGAACAGTTCCTCCGCCTGGTTCGCGAACAACGCGAGCTTCGAGATCGAGCAGTCGGAGTTCTGGCCGGACGACCAGTCCTACAAGCAGGCCAGGTTCACGGGGCCGGTCGTCGTCAACATCGACTCGGTGGACCTGACGGCCGAGGACCATCTCCAGCCGATCGAACTGGCCTTCGCCGCGAAGATGCAATCGGGGGGAACCGTCACGGTGGTCGTGACGGACTCGGCGGCAATCTCGGCGAGCTCGTCCACCAAGACATTCACCGTGGATCCCCAGCCGGAGTCGCCGAGCGCGGACGCGCTGAGCGACCTGTCGTGGGCCGTCTTCAGGTCGGACCTGGTCGTAGTCGACAAGCTGGGCCTGTCCGTCCCGCGGGTGGACCTAGAGGTCACCCTGACGCCGACCGACGCATCCGACGACGTTTACTTCGCCAACCCCGTCCTGTCCGGGACGCTCGACCACGGGAATTTCTCCGAGGCGGCGAGGCAGATGGTGCCCGCCATCCCGAGTTTCTTCATAGAAACGAACGGCGAGGAGAACCCCGCGTCGGCGGTGACCAGATTCGTAGACGTCGCGTTCGTCGGGCTGGACACGGCGGTGAAGGTCCTGCGCGACTACAGGTTCTTCGACGCGGCCGAGGGGCGCGACGAGGCGCGCCCCGAGACCCTCAGCGACCTGGTCTGGCCGAGCGACGCGGGCCTCGCCGAGGTGAAGTGGCTGGCGCAGTTCTCCGGCACCGCGCCCGTGGCGAAACTGAGCTCGACGCTGGACCCGTCCGACCCCTTCGTACTCGGCCCCGACGCGAACGCGTCCGTCCTGAACGGGTCCGACACCCTCAGGTTCTCCACGACCGGCGTCAACGACCCGCCGGTGGCCACGGTCGAGGTCACCCGCGACTTCCTCGCGTGGCAGGCGGAGTACGGCTACTACGGCATGAGCGCCGGGAGCATCGCGGCGGTGAGGGAATCGGTGAAACGGGTGATGGTGGGGGCGAAGCAAGTCACGATTACGCAGCAGCACGAGGGACCCTTCACCGTGCTCGTAGAGACCCCGTGGGAGCAGACCTACGGCGCGACCGAGGACGACGTCGGGGGCGCCTCGCAGGTGGTGCTCGAGGCCCTGTCCTACGCGAAGCCCATCGGCGTGAGAATAGACCACCAACTGACCTGATATCGATGGACGACGAATTCGACGACTTCGTTCGCAGATCGTTCGCGGAGATGATCTCGAAAGTCGGGAAAAACGCGATAATAACCAATTTCATCGTGGTCGCGGAGGTCGTCGACGGCGAATCGTCGGACATGGCCATGTCGTTCTCCGAAGGGATGACTCCCTGGCTGGCCGACGGAATGCTCAGGAGCGCCGCCGACATGATTACCCGCGGGAAATGGCAAATCCGCGATAATGGAAGCGAAGGGGAGGTATAAACCCTATGTCAAACCACCTAAAGCAAGCAGCAGAGAGAGCAGTCAAGACTTTCGTGCAGGCCTGGCTAGCAGCCTGGGTCGTCGCGGGATCGGACTTCGACGCCATAACCAACCAAGAGAACCTCAAGATCGGGGCGGTCGCAGTCGTGGCCTCGCTGGCGATGAGCTTCGGCCTCAAGAAGGTAGGACCGGACAAGGATTCCCCGAGCGTCGTCTGATTCTTGCCGTCCGAAACGGTCGGCGTGATTTACAATGGAGGGAGTTTTCCTGTCGGAGGTTCCCTGAATGCTCGCTGGCATCTACAACATAACGATAGAGCAGGGCTCCACATTCGGGCGCCTTATTTCTATCGAACAACCAGACCTAGCCACGGACCCCACGGGTCAGACTTTTGAAAATTTCAATTTGGCTGGTTTTACTGCTCGAATGCATATCCGCAGAACTATTGACACAGCAGCATCGATGATTACCCTGACCACCGAAAACGGTCGAATTGCGATTAACCCAAACATTGCTGGGACGCCCACCAAAAATAACGAAATTTCTTTAAGTATTACCGCGGCCGATACGGCAACCATCACCACTAGCGGTGTTTATGACCTAGAGATCATAAGCACTGGCGGAGCAGTGTCAAAAGTTATCCGCGGCGATGTCACTTTGATACCTGAGGTCACCAGATGAGCAACGTGCCTAATCAGGTTTACATCAACCAAGACACACCCAACCAAGTAATTGTCAACCAGGATTCCCCAAACCTCGTAACTGTTAGGGCGAGTTCCGGACAAGCCAATACTCGTCGCCACGAACACACCCAGGGGCAGGCCTCCACCACCTGGGTGATTACCCACACCTTGGGCGGAAAACCCTCAGTAACGATTGTCGATTCTGCGGATACGCACGTTGTCGGTGATGTAATATATAACAGCACGACTCAAATCACGGTCAATTTCACAGCGGCGTTTTCGGGTAAGGCTTATCTCACATAAGGAAGTAAAATGTCACAAAAATTTCTGACAAACATAAACCTTAATCAGAACCAACTGATTAACGCCACCTTTGAAAAACTTGCCACCAACCCGGCCGATGGCAACTTCGAAGGTCGGATGTACTTCAACACCGCGACCCACACCATTTTCGCCTACACGGGTTCGGCATGGAAATCAATCCCGCACACCATTGTCTCCGGCGGCGGCGCTGGCATCGCCGAAGCCCTCACGGTTTCTGAATCAAACGGCACGATCACCCTCACTCTCAATGTTGCCGACACGGATAGCGCCGGTCTACTGCCCGCATCGTTCTGGCAAATGCTCAACGATGCTACGTCGGATGCAACGGCCAGCAAGCTCGTAAGACGCGATGCCCAGGGCAACGCAAAGGTTGCAACCCCAACAGACGCTGCCCATATTGCCACCAAGGGTTATGTTGACGCCGCCCGCCAAGGTCTTGATGTCAAACAATCGGTCAGGGCCGCAACAGTTGCGTCGGTCAACCTTGCAACCGACCTTGAGGCTGGCGACACACTTGATGGAGTCACCCTTGCCGCCGGCAACCGTGTCCTCGTTAAAGACCAAGGTGGTCCAGGTGTCGCACATGTAGACAACGGTATTTACGTTGTTCAGGCTTCGGGTGCACCAGTTCGCGCATCCGACTCAAACGGAACCGCAGACACTGGCGAACTCTCGCCTGGAACATTCACGTTCGTAGAAGAAGGCACTGTCAACTCCGACAAGGGTTTCGTCATCTCGACGAACGGCACGATTACCGTCGGCGCCACGGCGATCGCCTGGACGCAGTTCTCGGGTGCTGGTTCGTTTACTCCTGGTGACGGTCTTTCTCAAACCGGCAACACAATCAATGTAAACGTCGTCGCCAATAGAACAGAAATCGTTGGGGACGCGGTCGATATTGCCTCCACCTATGCCGGTCAGGCAAGCATCACGACACTCGGCACGATCACCACGGGTGTCTGGAACGGCACGGACGTCGCCGTTGCGGATGGCGGTACCGGCGCCTCGGATGCGACCACTGCGCGAACGAACCTTGGTATCAAGACGAGTGCCGGCGCGGCCACCACAACCACCGCAACCCTTGCTCGCGTCGCCGCCCAGGGCAACACTGCGCATTCATCTGGAACCTCGACGACAGCCGTTGTCCACAATTTCAACACGACCGACGTAATCGTTCAGGTGTACGAGGTGGCGACGGGCGAAACCGTCGTCGGCGACGTTAACCGAACCAACCCGGATACGGTCACCGTCGTGCTGTTGGGCAGCCACGCGGCAAATGCGTTCAGGATTGTCGTAACCGCGGTCTAAAACATAGTTGGCCCTGAGGGGCCAGCGAACGAGAAGCAATAGCGATTGAGGTCGCAAGTGGCACAAAAATTCGTCACCCCCATAACCATAAAGAATTTGGCGTCCGCCGGCTCGGACGCGCTCACAGT